ATTCAACTTCCGCAATTTTATCATCAAGTTGATTCTCCAACTTCACAACAGAATTTTGAGCGTTTACATACGCCTTAGTCGGATCAATTGTGTCGCCTAAATATCCTTTCTCAAGGACGTTATCCAATCCCTTCTGCGTTAAACTTTGAGCACCGGACGTTGGATCAATATCAATTTGCCGTTTGCCAACAGTCTTTTTGTAATCGGCTTGTGATGCGCCAATAGCACTGCGCCGAGCAGCTTTGCCAAAATCACTAAGTTTCGGCGCAAGAGCACTTGTTAGTTCTGCTCCAGCTCCTAATCCACCGCCAAGTAAAGCAGCAGGACCAGCAATCTCTTGTACCTTTGCTAATCGTTCTTCAATTGTTCCAGGTTGAGATAAAAAGGTTTCTAATCCAGCAGCACCAGCAGCAGTGCCACCAGCTTTAGCAACATTTGCACCTCTCACTGCTAACGCTTCAGCCAATCCAGCCGCAGGTGCTACTTTTGCAGGAGTAAACAAGCGTCCAACAGGCGATAACAAGGCGCCACCAAGTTCCGGGCCAGTCATGCCTAAAACTAACTGATTAGCTTCTAGGTCTTTTTGTTTTACATACTCTTTAAGTATGTCCTGGCGCTGTGTTTCTTGGGCAAATTGCTCAACAGGAGAGCGACCAAACAACAATGCTTTACCAGCTTCCGCAGCAGCTTCAATCTTTGGAAATGTACCAAGGCTATAAGCCTCTTGTGTGAGCAGCTTGCGACCATAAGCATCAGCGATAGCTTGCTCTAGCGGCGACCTAGTTCTCATTTCAGCAACGCCCAGTTCAAGCGCTGTAGGAGGTCTAGTAGGTTGCCCAGCTATACTCATTAACTGCCCTGGTGCGGGAGCCGTTGGTGCTGGCGTCATTACTGCTTCAGGCAACGCTCGCAAACGATCTATTTCCGCTTGTACCGATGCTATTTCAGCGTCAATGTCAGCCATTACTTCACACCTCGTGCGGCTTTAAGCTGTGCAAGCTCGTCTTGTAATTGGCGTAGCCTTTCTAATTTTTGAGCTTCTGGATTTGCATACTTTGGCAATCGCATGATTGAATCAACTTCAGGCACTTCGTAACTTTGGGCAATTTTAGCAGCCTGTCTGTTATAATTTTCTCCCATTATTCCGTAAATGTTACGTATAAATCCTATTGTGTCATTAATAGCTTTTTTGCTTATTTGTGGGTCGCCAAATAATTTAGATTTAATTTGAGTTTCCCATCGAGTTATTAACGGATCAACACGGGTGTAAAGGTCTTGTTCTCCCATTGTAACCTGACTCTTATCAACAGTCTTAGCAGCCATCGCAATAAGTTTTTGAATGTCCCCAATGGAAGGTTTTTCTTTTTTACCTATATTTTCGGCAGTTCCTAATAAAACTCCAACACGTTCATATTCCTTAGCGCCTTCCGTATCCGCAAGTTCTTTACCAGCTTCGCGAAATGTTTTCTTTTTAGTTTGCGCCTGTTCTTGCTCAAATCGCGCTTGTTGATTAAACAACTCTACATCTCGTTGTTGTCGTAAAATCCGTGATTGCTTTTGTTCGTATTCTTTTGGCGATAAGGTTATCGAATCTGCTTCAGTTAATTGTTCTACAATTGGAGCAGTAGATGGCTTTAATGCTCCGCTTTGAACTTCCGGTAGTTTGCCACTTGGCATAGCAATAGATTCAGCAATAGTTTGTTCTGCCGTTGGAACACCTTGAGCTGCTGCGCCTTTTTGACCCATCAGTAATTGTTCAAACTTAGCAGGACTAATCAAGCCAGCTGATACTCCAGCTTGTAATAATTTACTTGGTGCCTCTGTTTCTATTTCTGCCTGCTTTTGTTGTTTTAAGGCTTGCACTAATCGCTCTTGCCCAAGCAATTGAGTGTTTAAGCCAAGCAACTTACTTTGCATAAGAGCATCAGGAGTGCTTTCTATAATTCCCAGTCGCTCTTGTGGTGTTGCAGCTCCTAAAAGGGAAGTTCCTAATCGAGCAGCTTGTAATGATTGATCGGCGGCCTGTTGTCTAGCTTGATACCCAAGCAATGAGGATATCAACGTTCCACCTAAAGCAATGCCTAACGCTTGGCCAGTGCTTCCATAAGGATTAATAAGATTAGGTGTCGCAGAAGCTATGGTACTTGCAGCTGTACCGTATGGTGTTTCATACGGACTATATTGCAGTCCACTTAGTGCGCTATATAAGTCTTCTCCAGCCATATTAGCTTCCTACTTTTCTGCCTAAATTCTGACCAAATACGTTTGCAAATGCCGCAGTTCCGCCTTGAGCAGCAGCAGCGTAAGGATTAATTTGAGGTGTTTGGTTGTATCCTTGGCCTAACGTACCCAACAAATACTGTCCGTAGTAGTCAGGTTGCTGTCCTCCACCGCCACCACCACGAGGGGTTTTAGCTATTTGCTCAAGAGCATATTTGTGCTGTTGTGCAGCTAGTGCTTTTTGTTGCTCAAATTGTTGCTGTTGTGTCTGTCCAGCAAACCTTTGCTGTTGACTTTGCATATACGGATCAAGAAATCCGCTAGCAATTTGTTGGGGCAATAAAGCTGTACCAGTAGCCTGTCCGTACATCTGCTGTTGTACGCCTTGTGCTGCGTTCTCAGCCGCACTTAAAGCCTCTTGTCGAGCGAGGTCTTGCCGTTCGGTCACTTGTTTCCTAAGAGCCCTAGCAGCTTCTCCAGCTGGGTCTAATCCACGCTCTGCAATTGACCGCTCTAGTTCTTGAGTCTGTCTACCAAACTCTTCCACGTTGCGACGCTCAAACTGTCCCAATACGTTCTGTCGGGCTCGTTCCATCTCTTGCGAATACACAGGCTCATATTGAGACTGGAAAGTACGAGGATCAAACTGCTTGGCATAACCAGACATTTGCTCAAATACGTCACCGCCAGCTTGCGCTACTCGTTCTTCTTGAGATGGTGGAGGTGGAGGTGGAGGTGCATTTACTGTTAATGCTTTAGCGTTGGCTTTTTTTATCTGACTTTGCAAACGACGAATACTTGGATCGTTTGGTCGGACACGTAGTAGGTAATTAACTTCTTTTGTGGCACGTGCAACATCAAATGGCACTGCCTCTTTTTTACTTGGGTCTTTACCTAATGCGCCTTTGGTCGTTTTCTTTTGTGCCATAACTATACCTGCCCACCCATATCGAATCGTATTTCAAAGCCTAGTATTTGCAAAGTTGAGTTTTTAATAGACCCGCCAAAACGAACCGCTGCACAGTGTCCTTGGCCTTTAACAGCAAATCGGTCAAATACATACTCTACATCTGCTGACCAAGGACTGCCCCAAGGCGTATAGGTAGGAGACCCACCAGTGCTACCCCACGGAGTAAACGTACCGCTCGGTGTAACTACGCTTGTAATCGTTTGGGCTCGCTTAAAGTCAGTATCAAGTCCCAAAGACAAAGTGATGCCACGTTTGGTACGCATTAACGGACGGATATCCTTAAATGCTTTGTAGTTGCCACGAGAATTATAGAAGCTAAACGCAGACCTTCCAGCAAAAGCAATGCTTTGACTTGTGGTAGAGGTAATGGCATCAGCTTGACCAGTTTCGCCTTTCCATACGATTCCTAAAGAAGAACCGTAAAATGGCAATTCTTGAAACACACAACTAGCCAAAGCATGACTGTCGTCAAAAAGTTGAAATACCGTCCAACCCTTCGTATCAATGCTGTAAACTAGAAACTTACAACCACTACCACTTACCGGCACAGATACATAAATGCGTCGTCCTTGTGGCCAAAAGAAGCCAGTCCACTGATGGTCGAATGGAATGGTAAGAGCGTAGTCAGTGATGAGAGGATTGATTTTAGCACTTACAAGATTCAACGCCGCTTCTGGATCTGACTGTAACAAGCCTGATAGTGGCACTAAGCCTTGAGCTGTAATCACCCAAACGTCGTTGTTATAACGGATAAATGCTCGGTAGCCGAGTGGCTTGCCTATGTAGTATCGAGCGGTAAGGCCCCAGGTGGTAGGGTCGCCTGCATAGTTACCGCTATAAAAAACTACTTCGCCTTCTGAGCTACAAGCATAAAAGTAATCTTGCGCTGCTACGTTGTTAGTTTGGCTAAAACTACCAATACCGACGAGAAAACCACCACGATTAAATACATACTGAAAATCAAATGATGTAAGAGCTGGTGTGCCTGCTGTTCCAGTGACCTGTAATCCACCATACCAAACCTTAGAACTAGCAGCTTGCACAAAGTACAATCGTTCTTTGTGAGCCGTAACATTTATCAAAGTCGTTAAAGTCGGCCCGGTAAATGTAATTGCACTGACATTCCCAGTGCCAGTATAGACAAGTGGAGTGTCTACACCGTTGCACAAATACAGATTGTTTGCGTAGGTAACAGACTGCCAATCACCGTTGGTAATAACAGCAGCTCCCGTAATATCTGATACAGTGCCAGACGAGTTGATCGAATAAAGTTTAGAAGCTGTGCCCACAATTAGTTGGCTACTTCCATTGGCTAAATTCAAAGATTGAGCAAACTTAATTGCTGCTGATGATAATGTATCTGCAAATTGCGTGTACCCAAGGCGTACTGTAGGCGCTCCAGCACCAGGAAATACGTTTACAAGTTCCAGTGCATAAGCTGGATCCATGTTGTCTATTGGACTTACTAGATCCAACCCACCATACGGCGGTGACATTGTATAACCTTCAAAAGCCATTATTATCCTTGCCGGCTCTGATACATTGACGGATTAAACTGCGGTGCTGGTTGCATCTGCTGTGCTTGCTGCGCTTGTTGCAATTGATTTATGTACTGCTGGATCTGCTCGCCAGACATTCTAGACAGCTGGCTCAAGTCTAGTTGCTGTTGTTGTGGAGCACTCATACCTGGATTCTGCGGCATTTGCGCTGGTTGATACATCCAAGGCTTTTGCATATCCAAAGATGCCGGACCTTTTGGCATAAAAGCACCTTGAGCTATCCCAGCCATTGCATCACGCATAGAGCTTTCAAATCCAGGCGGTATTTGTCCAACTTGGCTTTGTGTCAAAGGTGGCGCCATCTGTGGTCTTGCTTGCGGCAAAGTTGCAGAAGGACGTTGTGAAGGTTGCGACATTGGCTGTTGCAAACTGCGTACAAGCTGACCCGATGGAGCACGATAAACACCAGGGCTTACACGCATAGCCGATGGTGGTGGTGACGTGTATTTTCCAGTACGCTCATCAAAGTTTGGAGAACCACCGGCATACACTCTGCCACCAGTTTTCGGACTTTTTGTCATCGCGCCTTTAGCCATATTACTTTCCTTTCCCTGCTTTGTAATTTGCACTTAGTGACTCTCTAACCGTCTTAGCTGGCCCCACACGTCCTTTATCATTCATGTACATGCCAGGCGAGACTCGGACTACTTGTCCCTTTGGTGGCCGTTGTACTGGCGCTATTGGACCCTGTACGCCAACACCAGCCTGCTTAGCAAAAGTGGATTTACCAAGCA